AATGGGAGAGGTTGAGTTGATGTCAAATATATAGAAGATAAATCATTATTTATATCTTCTATTATTGGGACCCATGGTTCTTTATATGATGAATTCTGCCCATTTCTTAAAATAAGAATAGGGTCCCCTATATTAAAATTATTATTAGACCATTCATTAGGAATTTTTCCTTTTATTGTAGAACTAAATCTTATAGAATTACCAGATCTACCTTCGTATATTATATCTCCTTCATAAGGTAATAAAGGACTAGCATTATTTTCTTTAAAATACTTACCTAATTTAATTTCAGTACTATTATCTTTAACTCTCCTTACCTCACCTTGGAATGATGCATTATAATCTCCTCTTTGGGCTGCATCATTAGAAGGATCATTATCATACCCTGGTAGAGCATTATGTAATTGGCTATTCCATATATTAATAGGTGGGAAATAATAATTTACTGTTTGGGATAAATCATTATTTGGTGTATTGGTATTGGCTAATTTTATAATATAAACAACCTCATCATTAAGTGGGTAATTTTTTATATTAGGAAATAATGGGAAAGCATATTGATTCTCATTTATATCAGTAGTATTAATTGTTTTATCTAATGATTCCCAAAATATGACTCCTATACTATTCCAGTCCCCAAATTTTTGAAATAATTGAGGGTCAGAATCATCTAATATAATACTTTTAACTCTAACTTGAGTTGGTTGAGTTATTGGATTAAAGATATTAGATGGAATTGATGGATTTGAACTTTTATTTCCACCTGAGGTGTAAACAACATTGTTCATCCCAACTGCACCAAATGATATATCTATACCCATTATTCTTCAGTCTTAAATTTATCTATTTCAGCTAATAATTGTTGTTTTTCTTCTTCAGAAATACCAAAACCACCATCAGTATTAGAAGCATTGTTACTCATAATACGTTGGATAATTGTAGCCATTTTAATTAACTGTTCATCATTTTTAACACTTATCTCTAAGTATTCTTTAATTAATGGGACAATTAAAGTAGCGTCACCTATACTTTGTACAAGTGGTTTTAATTCAGAAATTAAGATAGATATTTGTTTCTCTTTTTTCTTTTGGTTATCATATATTTCCTCTAATATATCAGAGAATTTCTTTTTACCAAAAACAACATTATCTAAATTACTCATAATATTTATTTTATTTATAAATATCAATAATGGAAATCTGTATATCCGTTCTCTAAATAGAAATAATAATGTTGTTTAAATATAACATATAATTTATCGGCTATCTTAGTGATTTTAGGGGTTTTAGCGTCAATAATTTCACGAATGTATATATACAGTGCTTTCTTATTAAAGATGTCTATACTCTCTCTTTTACGGAATAATTCTAAAATAGCATCTGCTATCTGAGCGTCACCTTCTTTAGGGAACAAAGTGAATATATTTTTAGTACAATACTTAACATACTCATCTATAAAATTAGATAATTTATCTTGAGCTGATCCTTCTTCAATTGAATATGAAAAATTCTCATTTGATTCTATTTCCTCAACAGGTGCTTTATCTATTCGTTTTTTATAATTCTTAGTATTAGTAATTATAAGATAACGTTTAGCAATAGTACCAAAGTATGAATATGCTTTTGCTCCTTTATCTGGGTTAAACAGGTGAATTTTAGAGAGTAAAAATGTAATTACTTCATGTTGTAAATCTTCAATATTATCTACTTCAGTATAATAAAATTTAAAAGTATGGATAATATTTTCTGTTAATTTAAAGAATGGATAATGAATACGAGTTCTATAAATTTTATCTCGTGTTTCATAATCTATAGTATTGTTATATAGTACAATAGCGTCTTCAGTATCTTGGGTAAAATATTGAGTTGATTTCTTTTTAGCTTTCACCTCTATCATAAATTTTTAATTTTAAAAGAGTTTAATATCTCTTGTAATTGTTTAATCTCTTTAAAAAAGAAACCTACCTCATCATCTGACTCAAATGAACCTCTAGCATCTACCTCTTTAAGTTTCTTATCTGAAAAATCAATGATGTCTGATATTTTGTTTAGATAAGACATATATCCTGCTAGAATATCTTCTTGACGTTCATTCTTTTTAAGAAGATTAAAGGTCGTGTATCCTAAGATCACGACCATTATTCCTAATATAATTGTTAATATTATCATAAGTCATTTAACATATTCATTAATCCTGTACTTTCAATAGAACCTAATGTTTTAGTTTTAATAGTTTGTTTAGGTGCTTTATTAGTGGTAAGATTAAAATTATTTGATTTAACTTGTTTTTCACCTTTTAATTTTGGGTTCCATTCACGTTCAAATTCAATACGAGCAGCCATTAAATCAGCTTGGTGAACAATATAAATTAATGAGGTGCGTGGTTTTGTTTCTGGTGACCAAGACATTAGATATGGTTTGTTAGCATCATCATATAAACCATCATGTAATTTAATTGCTAACCATTCATTTTTAGAAACTGAGATACCATGAGAAAGTAATAAATGTAAACTACGATCTGGTACTGACATAAATTCTAAGCGGTCATTAAATTTATAATCTTCACCTAATTTATCTTTTCTCCATTGGTCATCCTGAGGGATATAAGCATCATGTTGTTCATCACCCATTTTACCTAAATCATGGTTTAAAGATGCAAATACTAATTCTTCTTTAGTGTAAGTAGACTCGTCTACTCCCATTTCAACCCAAACATCATTTAATTTAAGAGCACAATCTACTACTCGTAATACGTGATCTACGTATCCACCTGGGAATGCATTATGATATTCTTTCTTATGAGCCGCAGGCATAAGCATAATACGTTCTGAGTATTTAGAGTAAAAATCTAATAATTATGAACAACGTGGTTCGCTGATATATGATTTAATAGTTTCCTCTAAATCTATCCAGTTTTGTTGAATTTGTTCTGCTGTTAACTTCATAATTAATTATACATTGTCTGTTCAGATTCAACGAATAAACGAATTTGTTCTGTTGTTTCTTTTAATTTTTCAATACCTTCCAAATATGTTTCTATTGGTTGTTGTTGTTTAACAATAAAAGTTAATTGGTTAGCAATATTATCAATTTTATCTAATTGATGTAACACATTGTCTTTATTTTTCATAAATTTAATTTTAATAGTATTATCCGTAACCCGTGGCTACCTTATTACATTCTGTTTTCATTACGTTTTAAATTGCTTCAAAACCCGTAGTTATAATGTAAATAATAGAAAATTGGAAGCCAAACTATTTTTAAGAGGGGTTTATAGTGTTGAGGATCTTTGTCAAGAAAGCACATTTCTCATATTCTTCTTGTGATTCAAAATAATCAATAGCTAAATTGAGAGCTTTTTTAAAATCATCATCACCATAAAATTTAAGACATTCAACATGAAAAGTATTATCTATTTCTATTTTAGACAAATTCTCTAACGCCCTATTAAATACCATATAACACCCAGCTTTACGGATGTCTTCTACATCCAATTGGGGGTCTGATGATTCAAAAAATTTAAGTAATTGGTGACTAAATATTTGATAATTTATGATTAATTTTTTAAACATCCCCATCCATACAGCTGGGTATTCATTAAGATTGATTTGAATACTCTCATCTTTTTTATCTTCAGGGGTTTTAAATAAATTAAAAATCTCTTCAATATCCATATATATAAATATATGATAAGTAGGGAAATAGCGGCTTTAAGCCGCTTTTATCATTATTTTAACCCTTTAATAATTGTTTAGTATTTTGTACTTTTAACTTACTTATCTCGTTTTCTAAGTACTCTACTCGTTTATGTAAGGTATAAAGATAAGTAATTGATAAAATAGTTTCAATAAGTAAAACCACAGTTAATATAATCATAATTTTAAAATTTAGTGCGCCTTCCTGGGATCGAACCAGGCACCTACTGATTATGAGTCAGTTGCTCTAACCTAATGAGCTAAAGGCGCTTAATACTCAAGGTTGGACTTGCACCAACATGTTCTATTGAACTCGAAACCTTAGCGTCTACTATCGGGTACCCATGGTTACCTCGCTTCCGCCACTTGAGTGTATTATTAAGCTGCGTACTCTGCTGCTAACTCATACAATTTAGCATTCAAATCTAAATCTTGTCTAAAGTTCTTGATTTTACGAGCTTTACGAACCTTAGCACCTGTAGTGTAAGCAAACATTCCTTGAGTAATCTTTTCTTGGATTGTATTAAATACACTCCATAAATCATTACCTCTATCTTCAGGACGAGTTGGTGTAGTTAAATCATTATAATCAATTGTGATATTCTGTGCTTGTTCTTCACCAAAACGAATTTGAACTGCTTTACGAGCAAACTCAACAATTTGTTCTTGTTCTAATTTAGTTTGCTTAAACCTATTCATTGACTCAACAGCTAATGGTAGTGCTTGAACCATGTTAGTGATTACTCTTTCTAACTCTTCAAAATCATAACCATAGTGACGAATTTTCATATTCTCAAATTCTTGAGTTGAAATCACTAATCCATTTTCACAAACTAAACGGAATAAACCAGCTGTGAAAGTAAACGCATTTTTACCATCATGACTATTAGTTAATAAAATCTGTGGGAACACATTATCACCATCATCACCAGAAATGAATAAATCATTATTTCTGAACACAACTAGGTGTTTTTGGTAACCATCACCTTTACGGGCGCGTACTTGTTTAGCATCTACTACACCCCATCCTAAGGCACTCATATCATCAATGATACGTTCTGTTGAAATGTGAGCATACTTATCACTTGTACCTGGTGCGCTGGTGGTTGTGAAAATTGACTTTGCTTTTTCTTTAATTTCCTCTTTAGTTAGGAATTGATTGTTGTTTAAATCTAGTGGCATAACCTTTATTTTTTATTTATGTTTAAATATAATGAATTTTTCCTGTGAAGCCAAACCTTTGTTTAAGAAAATAAAATTAATAAACCATAAATGATAATATAAATAACTACCACAATAATGGTGTGTAACCCAAAATCAGCAATTTCTTCAATAGCTGAGTTTTCATTTTTAGTGCGACTAAACATACCTTTAAAAAAACGAGTTAGTGCTACTAATGCTACCAATAAAACGAATACTTGAATGTTCATAACCTTTATTTTTAATTATACCTAAATATAACATCAACTCACCAGGAAGCCAAACATTCACCCGGAAAGGTTACAAAGAAGGTTAAAACGTTGAAAATTAATGGATTAGATAATATCCATGGTCACTTCATCATCAGACTCACGTAATATCACCATAGCGTTGGTAAGAGCCACTACTATAGTAGAGTATTCATTATCCTTACGTTTTCCGATTACTTGGTATAAATCTAATTCTTCTACTATTTCATCTAATGAAACAGCTCCATCAATTATATTAGTTAATTGAGCAATTGATGTTTTCATTGAAGGTTCAAATACACCATAGTCCCCACCAGATAGAGACATACTAGAAAGTTTTTCTTTAATATCTGTTAATACTTGAGGAGGTTTAATAGACACTATAAAATGATCAATACCTACATCTTTAACTATTGCTTCATCAGAGGCATCTGTTGTAGTTAATGGAATAATTATATTACCTGTTTCTACACCAAAGAAATTACCTGGTTCATTTCCTAATGAAGCTAATTTTTTAGTCCACATAGCTAAACTACCTTCATATAAGATATTATCTGAGAAAACACTACCGTAGGCCTCTAAAAGCATAGTATACATTTTGTATCCAAATCCTTTCCCTCTATAAGGATCAGTGACATAAGTTAAATGTATTTCAGCCCCTGTGATTTTAAATGGTTTACCTTCTCTAGTACTTAAATTAATAATATCAATATCAACAGTACCAATAATGTAATCTTTAACTGTTCTACCCTCAGAATTAACCAGATATAAAGTACCAGTATAGGTAGAAGGTACTATGAATTGATAAATACCATCTTCAGAAATAACATTCTTTTTAAGAATATTAGGATCAAAAGATTCATCAAAGTCTTCAACATCGTCTCCACCTATCCTAAAATCTTCAAAGAATGTATAGTAGGTTCTATTATCCTCCACCTCTAACCCACCAGCGCGAAGTTCGAGTTCGTCTATGTTTAATTCTTTAAGTAGGTCTACTAGTTTTATCATATTCATAAATATTAAAGAATAAAGAAAGGACCCATATGGGCCCCATCTTATTGCACCTTAATACGTATATACGATTTATAGACTAGCTATAATAGCATCACCAATAGCGTATAAAAGTGCTAGTGATGACCAACCTAAGAAAAACCAAGATGATTTATACCAAAATGTTTTTGGTTCATCTTTCCATGCTTGTAAGTTGTGAATGTGTAGGGCAACTACCAGTACCCATCCAATAATTGAAATCATATTATTCTATTGTTAAGTTATCTTCTTGTAGCATTTCTCTAATAACGTCTCTTAGACGGTAACATACATCCATTTCTTCAGATGTTGCTTGACCATTACCTTGTAATGCACTCCCGTATTTGTGGACGCTACGTAGTTTTTGATCTAGTTCCCAAAGTAAACTTCTATACTTGTATCCGTATAATGCAGAGTGTATTCCTTCTGCTTCCTCAGCGAGGTCAAATTCTATTGTTAATTTTGCCATAATTTTAAAATTTAGTAGTCAGGACAGGAATCGAACCTGCTTCAGCTTTATCATTCTGAGTGCCATTAGCTGTTAGTCTCAACCCTGGAAGGTGCTGCGCTTTCCAAAACGCCACCTGACTATATTACTATCAGTTCTTTAGCATTCTACTCCCTGCGGGACGGAATTGTATCTTACTTAGCCCTACGTCCTCAGTACGGGTACTAAAGTTTACTAATAGTTGCCTTTTTACACGACGTCGAGTAGGCTAACTCTATCTCCTATACGATGAGAACAGTTACTTTGAGCATTGTCAAGAGGCTTACTGTGTTTTACGATCCCCTCGCGAGCGGGGCTAATTTTTTCTATTGCGTAAGAAGTTTTCATATACTAACCAATATATAAATGCTATTGGGAATAATAATACTGATGCTAATATTGCCTTTGATGGTAATAATGATAGTATTATTGATACTCCTATTATTGCTAGTATTGTTCCTATTGCTTTTAAGTGTGCTTTTATTTTATTTTTCATAACTCTTCTATATGATTATATACTAACTTCATTACCCAAGCATTTACAAACTCATACATGCCGCATACATTACGTGCTTCTTCTTCGGTATCATAATAAATTATATCACCGTTTTCATCTTTCATGTATCCCATGTTTCTGAGATCTATAATTATGTATTTGCCTTCCATATTAGAATCGTGCTAAAGGATCTGAAGTGATGATACCACCATCTTTTTCACCTCGTGAAGTTAGTACTTGTTCTACTGGTATTACTTCGACTATAACGCCGTTAGCAGTGAATTTACCACCCTGTTTTAGTAACTTCATGAATAGCGCTTCATGCTTTGGTTCCCATGTTTTACTTGCTTCTAACACGGTTTGTTTATCAACTATCTTATTATCAAATTTGATAGTAGTTGTTTTTCTAATTGCTCTTGATGATATCATATGTTTTTAATTTAATTGAATCATTGTTGGTTGGTTAAAGTATGCTTGATATATACCAAATGCTAACATGGATAGTAAGATTATCTTACCAATAATGCCACTGTTCCATACCCATTTAATTATTTCAAAAACAAAGAATATGAATATTACTTTGCCAATAAAATTAAATATATTTCTCATAACCTTTATTTTTATTATATATAAATATACGTATATATTCCTCGATAGCCAAACTTTTTGTTAAAAGAGAAGATTTAAGATTTCACATTTTGTTACCAAATGGGTAATTCGGAATTTATGGTGTGATGTTGGAGCATATATATGTATATACAAATCGATTGGTAAAAGCTGTTTACTTGTTGAGGGTGCATATAATCCACCAGGACTATCCGGTACCACGTATATGGATAGTAACGCGTGGGGGAGTACACACTACTATGTACCGTATCATATATATACGTGTACAC